AGCTCAGGCTCGTCAGGTACTTTAGGTACAAGTGGTGTTGCTGGAACTTCAGGAAATAGTGGTACAAGTGGTACATCTGGAAACTCGGGTACAACTGGTACTTCAGGTACTTCTGGAGATTCAGGTACATCTGGTGTAAGTGGTGAATCAGGTACTTCAGGTACTAATGGTTCAGCAGGTACATCAGGAATAGCTGGAACTAGTGGATTAAGTTCAACATCAGGCTCAGCAGGTTCAAGTGGTACAAATGGTTCCTCAGGTAACGCAGGTCAATCAGGTTTAAGTGCTACAAGTGGTAGTTCAGGCTCATCAGGTACATTAGGTACTTCAGGTGTTGCGGGTACATCAGGTGCAAGTTCAACATCCGGTACAAGTGGTACATCTGGAGATTCAGGTACAACTGGTACTTCAGGTACATCAGGCGATTCAGGTACTTCAGGTATTGATGGAGAATCAGGTACAAGTGGAACATCAGGTTCAGCAGGAACAAGTGGAGAAGCAGGTACTAGTGGTTTAAGTTCTACAAGTGGTACAGCAGGTTCAAGTGGTACAAATGGTTCTTCAGGTAATGCTGGACAATCAGGACTTTCAGCTACAAGTGGTTCAAGTGGATCATCAGGTACATTAGGTACAAGTGGTGTTGCTGGAACTTCAGGTGCTAGTACAACTTCAGGTAGCTCAGGTACTTCTGGTACACATGGTACTAGTGGAGATGCTGGAACTAGTGGTTTATCTAATAATTCAGGAACAAGTGGTACATCTGGTACAAACGGTACAAGCGGAAATGCAGGTACTTCAGGATTATCAAATACAAGTGGTTCAGCAGGTTCCTCAGGTACAAATGGTTCCTCAGGAAATGCTGGTCAATCAGGATTAAGCGCAACTAGCGGTTCAAGTGGATCAAGTGGTACATTAGGTACTTCCGGTGTTTCAGGCACTTCAGGAAACTCAGGTACTTCAGGTACATCTGGAGATTCAGGCACAACTGGTACTTCAGGTACTTCTGGAGATTCAGGTACTTCAGGTATTTCAGGTGAAGCTGGTACATCAGGCACAAATGGTTCAGCAGGTACATCAGGAATAGCAGGAACTAGCGGATTAAGTTCAACCTCCGGTTCAAGTGGTTCATCAGGTACTAATGGTTCTTCAGGAAATGCTGGACAATCAGGTTTAAGTGCTACATCAGGTTCATCAGGTTCATCCGGTACTTTAGGTACATCGGGTGTTGCTGGTACATCAGGTAATAGTGCAAGTTCAGGAACAAGTGGTACTTCAGGTAATTCAGGCACAACAGGCACTTCAGGTACTTCAGGCGAATCTGGTACCTCAGGAGTTTCAGGAATATCCGGTACTTCAGGCACAAATGGTTCAGCAGGAACAAGTGGAGATGCAGGTACTAGTGGTTTATCAAATACTTCAGGTACATCTGGTTCTTCAGGTACTAATGGTTCCTCAGGAAATGCTGGTCAATCAGGACTTTCAGCTACAAGTGGTAGCTCAGGCTCATCAGGTACATTAGGTACTTCAGGAGTTGCGGGTACATCAGGTAATAGTGCAACTTCAGGTACAAGTGGTACAAACGGTACTTCAGGAAATACTGGAACTAGTGGATTAAGCAAAACTTCAGGTACTTCAGGTACTAGTGGTACTCAAGGTACATCAGGAATAGCAGGAACTAGTGGTTTATCAAATACTAGTGGTTCTTCAGGTTCAGCTGGTTCTTCAGGTACAAATGGTTCCTCAGGAAATGCTGGTCAAAGTGGATTATCAGCTACCTCTGGTTCAAGTGGATCATCAGGTACTTTAGGTACTTCAGGAGTTGCAGGTACATCAGGAGCTTCAAATACAAGTGGTACAAGTGGTACAAACGGTTCAGCAGGTACAAGCGGAGATGCAGGTACAAGCGGCTTATCAAATATTTCAGGTACAAGTGGTACAAGCGGTACAAATGGTACTTCAGGTAACGCAGGTACTTCAGGCTTATCAAATACAAGTGGTAGTTCAGGTTCATCAGGTACTGCAGGTACTTCAGGTACAAATGGTTCCTCAGGAAATGCTGGCCAAAGTGGATTATCAGCTACCTCTGGTTCAAGTGGATCAAGTGGTACATTAGGTACAAGTGGTGTTGCTGGAACTTCAGGTGCTAGTTCATCATCAGGATCATCAGGTACTTCAGGTACTCAAGGTACTTCAGGTAATGCAGGTACTTCAGGCTTATCAAATACAAGTGGTACAAGTGGTACAAATGGTACTCAAGGTACTTCAGGAGTAGCAGGAACAAGTGGATTAAGTGCAACATCAGGTTCAGCAGGATCTTCGGGTACAAACGGTACTTCAGGAAATGCAGGACAAAGTGGTTTAAGCGCAACTAGCGGTAGTTCAGGCTCATCAGGTACTTTAGGTACTTCAGGTGTAGCGGGAACAAGCGGTAATTCAAATACAAGTGGTACAAGCGGTACAAACGGTACTCAAGGTACTTCAGGTAATGCAGGTACAAGCGGTTTATCTAAAACCTCAGGTACTTCAGGTACAAGTGGTACTCAAGGTACTTCAGGAGTAGCGGGAACTAGCGGATTAAGTGCTACAAGTGGTAGTTCAGGTTCAGCCGGTTCTTCAGGTACAACAGGTTCCTCAGGAAACGCAGGCCAATCAGGTTTAAGTGCTACTTCAGGTTCATCAGGTTCATCAGGTACTTTAGGTACAAGTGGTGTAGCCGGAACCTCAGGTGCAAGTAAATCATCAGGTTCAAGCGGTACATCAGGTACAAATGGAACAAGTGGAAACGCAGGAACATCTGGTTTATCAAACACTTCAGGTACTTCAGGTACAAACGGTACTCAAGGTACATCAGGAGTAGCAGGAACTAGCGGATTAAGTAATACAAGTGGTTCAGCAGGATCTTCAGGTACAACAGGTTCCTCAGGAAACGCAGGCCAATCGGGTTTAAGTGCTACTTCAGGTTCATCAGGTTCATCAGGTACATTAGGTACATCAGGTGTAGCGGGAACAAGCGGTAATTCAAATACAAGTGGTACAAGTGGTACAAACGGTTCAGCAGGTACAAGCGGAGATGCGGGAACATCTGGTTTATCAAATACTTCAGGTACATCTGGTACAAATGGTACTCAAGGTACCTCAGGAATAGCCGGAACTAGTGGTTTAAGTGCTACAAGCGGTAGCTCAGGTTCAGCAGGTTCTTCAGGTACAACAGGTTCCTCAGGAAATGCTGGCCAAAGTGGATTATCAGCTACAAGTGGTTCAAGTGGATCATCAGGTACACTAGGTACTTCAGGTGTAGCAGGTACTTCAGGTGCTAGTAAATCATCAGGATCTTCAGGAACCTCAGGTACAAATGGAACAAGTGGTGATGCAGGTACTTCAGGATTATCAAATACAAGTGGTACAAGCGGTACAAACGGTACCCAAGGTACTTCAGGAATATCAGGAACTAGCGGACTAAGTTCAACAAGTGGTTCAGCAGGATCTTCAGGTACAAATGGTTCCTCAGGAAATGCTGGTCAAAGTGGACTATCAGCAACTAGTGGATCTAGTGGATCATCAGGTACTCTAGGTACATCTGGTGTTGCTGGAACTAGTGGAGCTTCAAATACAAGTGGTACAAGTGGTACAAACGGTACCCAAGGTACTTCAGGAGATGCTGGAACTTCAGGATTAAGCAAAACTTCAGGTACTTCAGGTACCAGTGGTACTCAAGGTACAAGTGGAAACGCAGGTACAAGTGGTTTATCAAATACAAGTGGTAGTTCAGGTTCAGCTGGTTCAAGTGGTACAAATGGTTCTTCAGGTAATGCAGGTCAATCAGGATTAAGTGCAACTTCAGGTTCAAGTGGTTCATCAGGTACTTTAGGTACTTCAGGTGTAGCAGGTACTTCAGGTGCTAGTAAATCATCAGGATCTTCAGGTACTTCGGGTACTCAAGGTACTTCAGGTAATGCAGGTACAAGCGGACTAAGCAAAAGTTCAGGTACTTCAGGTACATCTGGTACAAATGGTACAAGCGGAAATGCAGGCACTTCAGGATTAAGTAAAACATCAGGTTCAGCAGGTTCAAGTGGTACAAATGGTTCCTCAGGAAATGCTGGTCAAAGTGGATTATCAGCTACAAGTGGTAGTTCAGGTTCTTCAGGTACTTTAGGTACTTCAGGTGTTGCTGGAACAAGCGGTTCAAGTAAATCATCAGGTTCAAGTGGTACTAGTGGTACAAACGGTACTTCAGGTAATCATGGTACTTCAGGACTAAGTAGAACTTCAGGTACTAGCGGTACTTCAGGTACACAAGGAACAAGTGGAAATGCTGGTACAAGTGGATTATCAAACACATCAGGAACAGCTGGTTCAAGTGGTACTAATGGTTCTTCAGGAAATGCTGGTCAATCAGGTTTAAGTGCTACTTCAGGTTCATCAGGTTCATCAGGTACACTAGGTACTTCAGGTGTAGCAGGTACTTCAGGTGCAAGTTCATCATCAGGATCTTCAGGAACCTCAGGTACTTCAGGTACTTCAGGTAATCATGGTACTTCAGGACTAAGTAAAACTTCAGGTACATCTGGTACAAGTGGTACAAGCGGTAATACAGGTACTTCAGGACTAAGTAAAACTTCGGGTTCAGCAGGATCTTCAGGTACAAATGGTACAAGCGGTAACGCTGGCCAATCAGGATTAAGTGCTACAAGTGGTAGTTCAGGCTCATCAGGTACACTGGGTACTTCAGGTGTAGCAGGTACGTCAGGTGCTAGTAAATCATCAGGATCTTCAGGTACTTCGGGTACCCAAGGTACTTCAGGTAATGCAGGTACAAGCGGACTAAGCAAAACCTCAGGTACTTCAGGTACATCTGGTACAAGCGGTAATACAGGTACTTCAGGATTAAGCAAAACATCAGGTTCAGCAGGTTCAAGTGGTACAAATGGTACCTCAGGTAATAATGGCCAATCAGGATTAAGTGCTACAAGTGGTTCAAGCGGTTCATCAGGTACATTAGGTACATCTGGTGTTGCTGGAACTAGTGGTTCAAGTAAAACATCAGGTACAAGTGGTACTTCAGGTAACAGCGGAACTACAGGTAACGCAGGTACTTCAGGTGCAAGTAAAACATCAGGTACTTCAGGTACAAATGGTACAAGTGGTGTTTCTGGTACTTCAGGACTAAGTAGAACTTCGGGTTCAGCAGGTTCTTCAGGTACAAATGGTTCCTCAGGAAATGCTGGACAATCAGGTTTAAGTGCTACATCAGGTTCATCAGGTTCATCAGGTACTCTAGGTACATCTGGTGTTGCTGGAACTAGTGGTTTAAGTAAAACAAGTGGTACTTCAGGTACATCGGGTGCTAACGGGACTACAGGTAACGCAGGTACTTCAGGTGCAAGTAAAACAAGTGGTACTTCTGGTACTTCAGGTAACAGCGGAACTACAGGCAATGCTGGTACAAGTGGTTTATCTAAAACCTCAGGAACAGCAGGTTCAAGTGGTACTAATGGTACCTCAGGTAATAATGGCCAATCAGGGCTTTCAGCTACAAGTGGTAGCTCAGGCTCATCAGGTACTTTAGGTACAAGTGGTGTTGCTGGAACTTCAGGAGCTTCTAAAACAAGTGGTACTTCAGGTACTTCAGGTAACAGCGGAACTACAGGTAACGCAGGTACTTCAGGTGCAAGTAAAACATCAGGTACAAGTGGTACTTCAGGTACCAGTGGTAACACAGGTACTTCAGGATTAAGCAAAACTTCGGGTTCAGCAGGTTCTTCAGGTACAAATGGTTCCTCAGGAAATGCTGGTCAATCAGGATTAAGCGCTACAAGCGGTAGTTCAGGCTCATCAGGTACATTAGGTACTTCAGGTGTAGCAGGAACCTCAGGCGCAAGTAAAACTTCAGGTAGTTCAGGTACCTCAGGTACTCAAGGTACTTCAGGTAATCATGGTACTTCAGGACTAAGTAAAACTTCAGGTACATCTGGTACAAGTGGTACAAGCGGTAATACAGGTACCTCAGGATTAAGTAAAACATCAGGTTCAGCTGGTTCTTCAGGTACAAATGGTTCCTCAGGAAATGCTGGTCAATCAGGATTAAGCGCTACAAGCGGTTCAAGTGGTAGCTCTGGTACTTTAGGTACTTCAGGAGTTGCTGGTACTTCAGGTGCTTCTAAAACAAGTGGTACAAGTGGTACTTCAGGTAATAGTGGAACTACAGGTAACGCAGGTACATCTGGACTAAGTAAAACAAGTGGTACAAGTGGTACCTCAGGTACTAGTGGTAATACAGGTACTTCAGGATTAAGTAAAACTTCTGGAACAGCTGGTTCTTCAGGTACAAACGGTACTTCAGGTAACGCAGGTCAATCAGGATTAAGCGCTACAAGCGGTAGTTCAGGTTCATCCGGTACTTTAGGTACAAGTGGTGTAGCAGGTACCTCAGGAGTAAGTGCAAATTCAGGTACATCAGGTACAAATGGTACAGCAGGTACTTCAGGAAATGCTGGTGGTAGCGGAGTAAGTAATACTTCGGGTACTTCAGGTACTTCAGGTACAAGTGGTGCTGCAGGTTCAAGTAGAACTTCAGGTACATCTGGTACTTCTGGTACAAGTGGTATTTCCGGAAATGTTGGTACTTCAGGTACTTATGTATCAATTACTGCAGGAAATGGTTTAACAGGTGGTGGAGTTTTAAGTACAGATAGAACAATAAATGTTGGTGCTGGTACAGGTATTTTAGCAAATACAAATGATGTTGCTATAAACTTATTATCAACATCAGCCCCAGAATTATTATATTGGGATGGAAGTAGATTTACAGAATTTGGCCCTCCAGGATTCTTAGCTGGTCCTAATGGATTAGATGGACAAGGATTTATTGATATTTTAAACTTAAATATACTATCAGCTACAACTAAATTATTCGATATTCCACACCCAACAAAAGAAGGATATAGACTTCGTCACGGTAACTTGGAAGGCCCAGAAAACGGTGTATATTACCGTGGTAAAACAACTACAAATGTAATTGAATTACCTGATTATTGGACTGGGTTAGTAGATGAAAATACAATTACAGTACAATTAACTTCAATTGGTAGTTCATGTGTACATTACGTTGTAAACATAGAAAATAACCAAGTTAATGTATCTTGTGATTGTGGAAATATAAATGCTTATTACGTAATACACGCAGAAAGAAAAGATGTTCCATCATTACAAGTAGAATACAAAAGATAAATATTTATTGTAGATTAATATAATTAGATCAAATGGCAAAAAATGTTAGAATAACCCCAGGTTCAGGTTCCTTAGAATTTATTAGTGGATCAGATATATACACTCTCCAAATTGAAAATGGAGTATTAGTTACCAGAGATGGTTCTACTAGTGGTAGTATAATTAGTGAAATTAATTCTTCAGGTAATCTAGAAGTATCTGGTAGTTTAACATTACCAAGCGTTACAGCAGGTTCTCAAACAACAGTTTTAACAGTAAATACATCAACTGGTTTAGTTGAATATAATACTGTAGCAGGTCCTACTGGTCCTACAGGACCACAAGGTCCTCAAGGTAGACAAGGTCCATTAGGTCCTCAAGGTAGACAAGGTCCACAAGGTCCTCAAGGAAATCAAGGTCCATTAGGACCACAAGGTAGACAAGGCCCACAAGGTCCTCAAGGTAGACAAGGTCCATTAGGTCCTCAAGGAAATCAAGGACCGTTAGGCCCTGTAGGTCCACCTTCAAATATAGTAGGCCCAACAGGTCCTCAAGGTCCTGCAGCTACAATTGCAGTAGGTACTGTTGTTCCTGTCGGTTCTGGTACACCTCCTACTGTTACAAACGTAGGTACCCCAACTGCAGCAATTTTTGACTTTGAGTTAGAAGCTGGAACTCCTGGTGCTACGGGTCCTACGGGACCACTAGGACCACAAGGTAGACAAGGCCCACAAGGTCCTCAAGGAAATCAAGGTCCATTAGGACCTCAAGGAAATCAAGGACCACAAGGTCCTCAAGGACCTTTAGGACCACAAGGAAATCAAGGACCGTTAGGTCCTGTAGGTCCTCCTAGTAATATAGTAGGTCCAACAGGTCCTCAAGGACCTGCAGCAACTATAACTGTAGGTACTGTTGTTCCCGTTGGTTCTGGTACACCACCCACTGTTACAAATGTTGGTACACCTACAGCTGCTGTATTTGATTTCGAATTAGAAGCAGGTACCCCAGGTGCTACTGGTCCTACAGGTCCTTTAGGTCCTCAAGGTAGACAAGGCCCACAAGGTCCTCAAGGAAATCAAGGTCCATTAGGACCACAAGGAAATCAAGGTCCATTAGGACCACAAGGACCTTTAGGTCCTCAAGGTAGACAAGGACCGTTAGGCCCTGTAGGTCCACCTTCAAATATAGTAGGCCCAACTGGTCCTCAAGGCCCAGCGGCTACAATTACTGTTGGTACAGTTGTTCCTATTCCTTCTGGTACACCCCCTACTATTACAAACGTAGGTAGTCCAACGGCAGCAATCTTTGACTTCGAATTAGAAGCAGGTACCCCAGGTGCTACTGGTCCTACAGGTCCTTTAGGTCCCCAAGGTAGACAAGGTCCTCAAGGACCACAAGGTCCATTAGGACCACAAGGAAATCAAGGCCCACAAGGTCCTCAAGGTCCATTAGGACCTCAAGGTAGACAAGGACCATTAGGTCCTGTAGGTCCTCCTAGTAACATAGTAGGTCCAACAGGTCCTCAAGGTCCTGCAGCCACAATTGCAATAGGTACTGTTATTCCGGTTGCTTCAGGTACGCCACCAACTGTTACTAACACTGGTAGTCCAACGGCAGCAATCTTTGACTTCAAATTAGAAGCAGGTACTCCAGGTGCTACAGGTCCTACAGGTCCTACCGGACCATTAGGTCCTCAAGGTAGACAAGGTCCTCAAGGACCACAAGGTCCATTAGGACCACAAGGAAATCAAGGTCCATTAGGACCACAAGGACCTTTAGGTCCTCAAGGTAGACAAGGACCATTAGGTCCTGTAGGTCCTCCTAGTAACATTGCAGGCCCTCCAGGTCCTACAGGCCCACCTAGTAATATAGTAGGTCCAACAGGTCCTCAAGGACCTGCAGCAACTATAACTGTAGGTACTGTTGTTCCTATTCCTTCTGGTACACCCCCTACTATTACAAACGTAGGTAGTCCAACGGCAGCGATTTTTGACTTCGAATTAGAAGCTGGAACTCCTGGTGCTACGGGTCCTACAGGTCCTACAGGTCCTTTAGGTCCTCAAGGTAGACAAGGTCCACAAGGTCCTACAGGTCCACCTAGTAATCAAACAGGTCCATTAGGACCACAAGGTAGACAAGGTCCTCAAGGACCACAAGGTCCATTAGGACCACAAGGAAACCAAGGTCCTCAAGGTCCTGTAGGTCCTCCTAGCAATATTGCTGGTCCAACAGGTCCCGTAGGCCCTCCTAGTAATATAGCTGGTCCTCAAGGACCTGCAGCAACTATAACTATAGGTACTGTTGTTCCTATTCCTTCTGGTACACCACCAAATGTTACAAATGTTGGTTCTCCCACGGCAGCAATCTTTGATTTCGAGCTAGAAGCTGGAACTCCTGGTGCTACGGGTCCTACAGGTCCTACAGGTCCTTTAGGACCACAAGGTAGACAAGGTCCTCAAGGTCCTACAGGTCCTCCATCTAACCAAGCAGGCCCTACAGGTCCTCAAGGAAATCAAGGTCCACAAGGTCCTACAGGCCCATCTAGTAACATTGCAGGCCCTCCAGGTCCTACAGGCCCACCTAGTAACGTAGCGGGTCCAACAGGTCCTCAAGGTCCTCAAGGTCCTACAGGCCCACCTAGTAATATAGCTGGTCCTCAAGGTCCTGCAGCTACAATTACAGTAGGTGCTGTTGTTCCTGTTGCTTCAGGTACACCACCAAATGTTATAAATGTTGGTTCTCCCACGGCAGCAATCTTTGATTTTGAATTAGAGACTGGAGCTCCAGGTGGTACAGGTCCTACAGGTCCTACAGGTCCTTTAGGTCCTCAAGGTAGACAAGGCCCTCAAGGTCCTACAGGTCCATCTAGTAACATTGCAGGCCCTCCAGGTCCTACAGGTCCACCTAGTAACCAAGCAGGCCCTACAGGTCCTCAAGGAAATCAAGGTCCACAAGGTCCTACAGGCCCATCTAGTAACATTGCAGGCCCTCCAGGTCCTACAGGTCCACCTAGTAACATTGCAGGCCCTCCAGGTCCTACAGGTCCACCTAGTAACGTAGCGGGTCCAACAGGTCCTCAAGGTCCTACAGGCCCATCAGGTGCTACTTTTGGAACAAATGCTACCCCACCTGCCCCTATGTTTGGTCAAACACCAGATGATGGTGCTCTTGGATTAATTCCTTATGGATTCTTAGACACAACTATTGGAGGTACTACATATTATTTACCTGCATGGGTAGTATAATAAAATAAAGTTTAATAATGGATAAAAGGTTTTGTGTAGCAACATTAACACATGATGCTCCAAATAGAAAAAAGTTTTTAAAACAAACTATAGAATCGTTTTTAAAACACACAGAATTATCTCCCGTTGATTGGTTTATAGCCGTCAACGGGAGTAATGATTTATGGGTTGAATTAAGTAATGAATTAAAAATTCTTTATCCTAAAGTTAATTTTACTTTTTTATTTAACAAAAAAAATTTAGGACCTGGAGGAGGAATTAATTCAGTTAATAAATTAGTAAAACAATATCAATATGTTTTATTTTTAGAAGGAGATTGGTTATGTCTTCCTGAATCTATATCTAGTATAGATAAAAATTGGGTTAGTACTTGTTTACAATATCTAGAAAATAATCCAAAAATTGATCAAATTTTATTACGAAGATACCTTCATGATGTAGATGATAGACAATATGGATATAATTACTGGTTTTCAAATAAAGGTGATTTTGGTATAAAACAAAATATAACATTAAATAATATTAAATTTATTGACCTTATTAAAAAAGAATATACTAACAACCCAGTAATTAGACGTAATCAAAAGTTTTATGATGTAGAAATATTTCCTTTAGATGAATACGAAGATGAAATTAAAGGAAAAGAAAATTGGGGTAAAGCTGAAATATTAGCTGAACGTAAAGGATTTAAATTAGGTTCTACTTATATGTCTTTTGGTAATTTTGTTCATTGTGATGATTGGCCTTTTGAAACTAATTGGGATAAAGCATTATCTAACATTACAGGATGTGGCGATTGTAAGTATGGTTATTTATTACCTAAAAAATGGTTTTGTGCTTTATGTGATAAAAAATATGATATATCAACATTAGAAGAACACAATAAATTATATGAAAAACTTTATGATAATATTTATGAACAAGGATTAGATAAAAATCAAATCTATAATATTATAAATAAAAGTACAAATAATCCTACTTTAAAGTTGGATAATATAGAAAGTTATTTTAAATTTTACGAAAAATAGTTTTATGAAACTCAATATTATAACTAGGTGTACAAAACCTTATTTTTTACCCCAAGTAAAAAAATCAATCAATTTTAATACCCCTAAAATCAATATAAAATGGCACATTATATTTGACACCTCAGTATTAAAAGATATAGATGCTTCTTTATTAAAAAAATTAAATAATAAATATACAACTTTTTATTTTATAGAAGGAAAACCAGGTGATTTATTATATCCTCAATCAATGGAGGTAATTAATCAAATTAATGAAGGATTTATTTATTATTTAGATGATGATAATTTATTACATCCTTATTTTTTAAAATCAATCTCTACAAATATTACAGAAGATAAAATTTATGTAGTAGATCAATTTGTAAATTTTAAAGATTTTACTAATAAAGAATATAGAATTGCTTCTCCTGAAAATATGAAATTACGAGGAGTAGATGTAGCTCAATTAATATTTCCAAGAAGTATTTTTGATTCATTTAAATGGAAAGGAGATTATTGTGCTGATGGGTTATTAGTAGAGGAAATTATGTTTAAAGATCCTAATTATTTTAGGTATATTAATGAAACTTTAAGTTATTATAATTATTTAGTTGAAGACAAAAAACCATTACTTCCTAAAGTATTATACATAGGCCCTAATACCCCAGAATTTACAACTCGTGATGTAGCATATGGAGTAGAAACTCGATTAGAAACTCAACATTTACTAAATGAAGATAATTTAATAGAAAAAATCCAACAATTTAATCCCCATGTTATAGCGGTTCAAACAGAAGATGATACCCAATTTCCAATATTAGAAAACCAATCAAGAGAAATTAAAAATAAATGGATTTCATTTGATAAAGTTACTCAAGAAACAGGGGATGACCTTCATTATACTTTAATGACTAATATTTTAAAACGAGATAATTCTTATTTAGTTTCATGGTTTACTCCAATACATAATACAGGAGAAGTATTAAAAAGAACTTATGAATCTTTAAAAAATCAAACTTATAAAGATTGGGAATGGGTAATAACTAATGATTCTAGTGATGGAGGAAAAACATTAAAAATCGCCGAAGAAATAGCAAAAAATGACCTAAGAGTTAAAGTATTTGACATTAAACCGCGCACTAAAGGCGTTGTAGGTGATAGTAAATATAGAGCTGCGTCATTATGTAAAGGTTATATTCTCGCTGAATTAGACCACGATGACTATTTAACTCCTGATGCTACAGAATTATTAGTTAAAGCATCTCATGCTCATCCCGATGCTGGTTTCTTTTGGACTGATAGTGCTGAAGTAGATGAAAATTGGGAACCTATGTGGTATGAAGAACCTTTTTGTTATGATTACGGAACATATAGAACAGAAAAAGCAATAGGTAAAACATTTACTAATGTAGTAAATGGTATAAATATTAATCCTAAAACAATTAGACATATTGTAGGTATTCCAAATCATATTAGAGCTTGGAGAAAAGAAGTATACCAATATATTGGAGGACACAATCGAAACCTATCAGTAGCTGATGATTATGAATTAATAGTTAGAACATTTTTAGCTACTCGAATGGTAAGAATACCTAAATTATGTTATTTGCAATTTATTGCCTATAAAGGTAATAATGTTAATACACAACACGGTTCTAGAGCAGAAATTCAACGTTTATCTAACAGTATAGCATATTACTATAATGAAGCTATTAGAGAACGTTTTGAACAGCTTGGATACCATGATTGGGGTTATTATTTTGACCCTAATAAACCATATTTAACTCCTTCAAGATTTGGAGATGAAGAATGTGCAGTAAATTATACGTATAAATTAAATAAATAAAAACAAAAAATGGCTTACAATTTTTACCCTACAGCATGGGTTAATGATTCTCAAAATTGGATGTATTTTGAAGAATTTTTTACTCCCGAAGACCTTAAATGGATTGAAGAAAATGTCCAAGAAATAGATCCAAAAGAAGCAACCACATTTTCAGGCAATACAAAAGGAAGAAGTTCCAAAGTTAGATGGATTCCCCAAAATGAAAAATGGGAATGGTTATATAATAGTTTAATGAACCTGTCAAAAAGTGCTAATGAGTCTTTATGGGGATTTGATCTAAAATCAGCCCCCGAAGAAATTCAGTATACTGAATATCATAGTGATGAAAATGGTCATTATGGATGGCACCAAGATATTGGCCCAGATATTGCTTCTACTAGAAAAGTATCTATCACAGTACAATTATCTTCTCCAGAAGAATATGAAGGAGGTAATCTTCAAATTTCTAGAGGAGGATTAGGAGATAACTCAGGATATGATATGCCTAAAGGTAAAGGTACAGTAGTAATTTTCCCTTCGTATATGATGCATAGAGTAACCCCTGTTACTTCGGGTATTAGAAAAAGTTTTGTATTGTGGGTTGGTGGTGAACATTATAAGTAAAATATGTTAGAGTTTGGTGATGTTTTAGAAGGAGATCCTAGATTTAAATATTGGTTAACTAAAGAGTTTATTGATCATTCTCAATATGAAAAATACAACACTGTAAAAAAAGGAGATGTTGTATTAGATATTGGTTCAAGTATTGGTCCCTTTTTATATACAATTCAAAATAGGAACGTATCTAAAGTTATTGCTGTTGAACCTTTAACAGTTTATCACCAAACCCTACATAAAAATGCAGGAGATTTACCTTTAACTCTTTATAAAAATGCAATTGGGGATAATGATAATAATGATTTAGAATTAGAATGGAGTAGTTATAAAGAAAATGTTAAAACTATTTCATTTGATACTATTATAAAAGAAAATAATCTTACCCATATTGACTTTTTTAAAATAGATTGTGAAGGAGGAGAGTATAGTATTTTTAATGAAACATATATTGATTGGATAAAAGAAAATATAAGTTATATTTCTGGAGAATTCCATTTAAATACCCCAGAAATGACTAAATCTTTTATTAAAATGTATGAATTATTAAAAGAAAAGGGTTTTAATTTTACTATAGAAGATGTTATAGGAAATCCTATTAGTAGTTTTTTTCAAGAAGATTTAAAGTTTAATGCAACACGTTATGAACAAGTAAATTTGTTTATAGATAATAGACAAGTAAAAAAATTATTATATATTGCTCCTCATTTATCGACAGGAGGATTACCTCAATACTTAACTAAAAAAATAGAATTACTTAAAGATGAGTATGAAATTTATTTAGTAGAATGGCAAGATGTAACTGGAGGAAGATTAGTAGTTACAAAAAATAAAATTAAAGCTTTACTTCCTGAGGATAGATTTTATACTTTAGGAGAAAATAAAAATGAAATATTAAAATTAATAGATGATATCCAACCTGATATAATTCATATGGAAGAAATTCCTGAATTGGCTCATTTTCCTAGAGATATTACTGAAAAAATATATAAACCAAATCGCCCATATAAAATTGTAGAAACATCCCACGATTCTTCATTCAATACAAATAATAAACAATTCTTCCCAGATATGTTTATGTTTGTTTCTCAATGGCAAATTGATCAATATAAAGATATTAATATTCCTAAAGTATTAGTTGAATATCCTATTGAGTATATTGATCGCCCTGATCGAGTAGAAGCACTACAAAAATTAGGATTAGATCCAAATAAAAAACACGTTTTACATATTGGTCTATTTACTCCACGTAAAAATCAAGCAGAATTCTTTGAATATGCTAAAATGTTACCTGATGTAGAATTCCATTGTGTTGGTAACCAAGCAGATAATTTTAAATGGTATTGGAAACCATTAATGGAAACCAAACCAGATAATGTAACTTGGTGGAATGAACGAACTGATGTAGATAACTTTTATCAATCAATGGATTTGTTCTTATTTACTTCTAAAGGAACTAAAACTGATAAGGAAACTATGCCTTTAGTAATTCGTGAAGCTATTTCTTACCAAATTCCTTTATTAATCTACAATTTAGAAGTTTACCAAAATTATTTTGATAAATTTGATAAAGTAAATTATTTAGATTTTAATAGTAAAGAAGAAAATAAAAATATTATTTTAAATGCATTAAATGAAGAAATAAAAATTAATATAGAAAATGAAGCTTATCTTGTAGCTACTTATCCTAATAATTCTAAAGTTGAAAAAATGACTATTGATTGTCTTAAGTCATTAAAGCAAGATAAAAGAAAGATTATTACTATTTCTCATTGTCCTGTAAGTAAAGAAATTCAAGAATTATCTGATTTTGTAATATACGATAAAAATAATGTTACTACAAGACATACATTTAATTGGTATTTTTACCACAATTCAGATAAATTTGATCTTACTTTAAACGTGTCGAATTCAGGAAATGATTTTTATCATGGTCCGGCATGTCATAATAATATATATAATGCAGCATCATTGGCTAGCAAATTAGGAATTACTAAATTATATCATATTAATTATGATTATTCACTAAAAGACAAATCATATATAGATAAAATCTCCTCACTATTAAATACCCATTCAGTTTACTCTTATAAAATTTTAGAAGGTAATGGAGATGTTCCCCAAATGAAAACAGCATTTGTTGCTTTTAAATCAGATGATTTTGTTAGTAAGTTTCCTTATATAAACAATAAACAAGAATGGGATGATCTTCAATTACAAAAAGGTGCTCCTTCAAATGGTTTAGAATCTATTTGGTACCAATATTATAAAAATGATCCAAAAGCTTATTGGGATACTGAAGAAAATGTTAATAATTTAATTGAAAATGCTTTAGATTTTAAAGATTTTTCCCAAGTAGAATACTTTGCCGTTTTGCCTTATAAGGATAAAATGGTTGTATATTTAAGATCTAGTAATAAAGAAGATAGTAGAATATTTAAAGTAAGCCAAGATAATAATCAGTTATTTTCAATAGATGTAACTCAACCTCTAAATTATTATATGATTTTAGATAAAAAAGAGTGTGAGCTATTATTAGAAATATATGATATTGAAACTAATGAATTTATAGATAATAAAAAACTTATTTTAGACACAAACTATTTAGATAATATATTACCTAACAACGGAACCTTTATTCTCAAATGAAAATAACCCAAGTAAACCCAGGCTGTGGAATTCCAATTCCTCCTCCATCATGGGGAGCTATAGAAAAAATTGTATGGGAATTTCACACAAATACTTTAAATTTAGGCCATGAATCTAAAATTAAATGGGCAAATGAAGTTCAAAAAGAAGAACAAGATATAGTAATGGTCCATGTAGCTAATTTAGCAATTGAATTAGCAAATAAAGGAATTCCTTATATATTTCAACATCATGATCATCATGCTTATCATTATGGTAAAGATTCATTTGTATATAAACAAAATTTAGAGGCAATGGAACGTTCTATAGTTTCTTTAGTTCCTGCTAAACATTTAGTAGAATATTTTGATACAAATAAAGTAATGTATTTTTCTCATGGAGTAAATACGGACGAATTTTATAATAACCCATTTAAAACATTCAAACCAGAAAATCCAAAATTACTAATGGTAGCAAACAATGGTTTAGCTGGTGATCCTACATTTGATAGAAAGGGATTTACATATGGTTTAGGATTAGCTATGATGAATGATTTAGAAATCACAATTGCTGGACCCTCAGCTAATAAACAATTCTTTAATGCTCATTTATGGATGTTAAATTATCCTAAATTAAATTTGGTATTTGATACTCCTAATGATAAATTATTAGAATTATATCATGATCATGACATATTTATTCATCCTACTATGCTAGAAGCAGGACACCCTAATTTAACTATGGTAGAAGCAGCAGCAGCAGGTTTACCTATTATTGCTGATTGGGAAATGGAAACTGATTTTCATGGAGCTTGGAGATCACCTCGTGATGTATTTGAAATGGATCGAGGATTAAAAGATATTTTATCAAATTGGGATTCATATAAAACAAAAATTATTAATACTGGTAAAGAATTGTCTTGGAAAAATAGAACAAAAGATTTAATTTTATTATTCGAATCATTATGAAAGAGGTTTTAATTCAAAATTATAATAACTTAAACCAATTAAATTTACCTTTTAAAGAAGCAGTAAATGAATTCTTAGTTAATTTTGTAGGTGGTGCTAAAATAGAAATTTTAGGGGATAAACAAGCTGAATATAATATAAAATTTATCAATAATAAAAATGGAAACATTATATTTGAAACCTCAATTTCAAATAATATGTGGACTAAACCTAATATTTCTTATTTTATTGAATGGAGAATTGAAGTATATAATAAAAAAACAGGTAATTTAGAATTTACTCATATTTACAATTCAAGTAATAAACGAGTCTATATCCATTTAGAATCTTCAGCTATTGGAGATACATTAGCTTGGTTCCCTTATCTAGAACAATTTAGAAAACAACACGGATGTAAATTAATTGTTTCTACATTTCATAATGAATGGTTTAAAAAATCATATCCAGAAATTGAATTTGTAGAACCAGCAACTGAAGTTTTTGATTTATATGCTATGTACAATATAGGATGGTTTTATAATGATAAACAAATTGAAACTAATAAAATTCCTATTGATTTTAAAAAACATCCTTTAGGCCAAACTGCTACTTCTATATTAGGTTTAGATTATAAAGAAACAAAACCCAAACTAGATATTCCTGATAAAAGCCAACAAATTGAAGGAAAATATGTTTGTATAGCCCCTCATGCTTCAGCCCATGCTAAATATTGGAATTATCCTGGTGGATGGCAAACAATAATCGATTACTTAAATAATAATGGGTATAAAGTAGTAATGATTACTCATGAACGTTTAGGAGATAAATGGCATGATTCTAAACTAGGAGGAACTTTAAAGGGAGTTATAAATAAAACTGGAGATTATCCTTTAGAAGATAGAATGGTTGATCTTAAATATGCTGACGCTTTTATAGGATTAGGAAGTGGATTATCCTGGATGTCATGGGCAATAAACACCCCAACAATCCTAATCTCAGGATTCAGTGAACCCTATAGTGAATTTTTAGATTGTGAGCGCATATTTAATTATGATGATAATGTATGTAGTGGATGTTTTAACCGTGAATGGTTAAATCCTGGTGATTGGGAATGGTGTCCTGATCATAAAAATACTCCTCGTCAATTTGAATGTACTAAAACAATCAAACCAGAAAAAGTAATTGAATCTATTAATAAGGTTCTTAAATTTTAATAAAAAAACTAATATTTATTATGGAACAAATATTTCTAACACAAGAAGAGTTACAACAATTAAAAAGTTTAAATGAAGAACGAGCTGATATAGTTACTAAATTTGGTGCTATTGAAGTAGAAATTCAAAGTTTAGAGTTACAAAAAAATAAACTAACTAAAACCCTCCAAGAACTAATTAAACAATCAGAACTTGTAGGTCAAACGTTACAAAAAAAATATGGTGAAGGAAATATAAATATTGAAACAGGTGAATTTATAAAACAATAGTTTTTTGAATTCTTTTTATATATTTATAACAAAACAATAACAAAATAATAAAATGGCAGAAACTCTAGTATCTCCCGGTGTATTAGCAAGAGAAAATGATTCTTCTTTTGTAACCCAAGGCCCAGTAACCGTTGGTGCTGCTATCATAGGTCCAACAGTTAAAGGACCTGTAGAAATACCAACAGTAGTTACTTCTTATAGCGATTATACATCTAGATTTGGAACTACATTAACCAGTGCAAGTAATGAATATACTTACTTTACTTCTATTGCAGCTTACAACTATTTTAATAATGGTGGTGAATCACTATTAGTTTCTAGAGTAGTAAGTGGTTCTTTTACCTCAGCTACATCCTACAACGAAGATAACAAACCTGAAATTTCAGGTAGTGATGGTACTGGATCTTTAGTGTTAAAAACAATCTCTAAAGGTGTTATCATGAATAGCTCTTCAAGCTTAGATAGTTCAGGTTCTTTAGAAAGTGGTTCTTCTGATAATGTTAGATGGGAAATTACAAACCCAAGCACTTCATCAGGTACATTTGATTTATTAGTTAGAAGAGGTGATGATAATACGAATAATAGAATTGTATTAGAAACTTGGACTGGTTTATCATTAGATCCAAAATCAGATAATTATGTTGCTCGAGTAATTGGTGATCAAGTAGAAAACTTTAATGGTAATACTAGTGATCCTCAAGTAACAATTACGGGTTCTTATAGAAATGCTTCTAGATACATTTATGTAAGTCAAGTATTAAGACCAACCCCTGATTATTTTGATAATAATGGTATTGCAAAAACAATTTATACTGGTTATATTCCTGCAGCTCAAAGTGGTTCTTTTGGTAATGCTGCTGGAGATGTAATAGGTGGAGCTAAATTCTATGATAATATTGAAGCTAATAATGCTCAAGGTATTGGTTCTTCAAGTTATGATGGAATGATTGCTTTATTATCAAATCAGGATGATTATGTTTATAATGCAATATTTGCTCCGGGTTTATATAACGAAGGACAAACATCACAATGTACTAACTTAATCAACAATACTCAGGTAAGAGGAGATGCTTTATTTGTATTAGATTTAGTAGATTATGGTTCATCAATTACAAATGCTGTTGGACAAGCTGCTTCAAGAAATACTTCATATGCTGCTTCATATTATCCATGGTTACAAGTAATCGATCCTGATACAGGAGCTATGGTATGGGTCCCAGCATCAACAATGATTGCAGGAGTATATGCTTATAATGACGCTGTTTCAGAACCATGGTTTGCCCCAGCTGGTATTAATAGAGGTGGTTTATCTCAAGTAATTAGAGCTGAAAGAAAATTATCTCAATCAAATAGAGATACCTTATATACAAATAAAGTAAACCCAATTGCAACATTCCCAGGAACTGGAGTTGTAGTATACGGACAGAAAACATTACAAACTAGAGCAAGTGCTTTAGATAGAGTAAATGTTAGAAGATTATTGATTCAACTTAAATCATACATTTCTCAAGTTGCCCAAAACTTGGTATTTGAACAAAATACAATTGCTACAAGAAATAACTTCTTAGCACAAGTAAATCCATATTTGGAAAGTGTTCAACAACGTCAAGGTTTGTATGCATTTAAAGTAATCATGGATGACACAAATAACACAGCTGATGTAATTGATAGAAATCAATTAATTGGTCAGATTTATATCCAACCAACTAAAACAGCTGAATTTATTTATCTAGACTTTAATATCTTACCTACAGGTGCAACATTCCCTGCATAAGAATTTAAAAGTTGAATATTTATAATAGAATAAAATAATAGCAAAATAAAATGGCAGTATTAGATCCAAACGAAATATTTTTCACAGCCTTTGAGCCAAAACAATCTAATAGATTTGTATTGTATATTGATGGTTTTCCATCGTATTTACTTAAGGGGGTAGGAGCAGTTACCGTATCTCAAGGAACTGTACCTTTAAACCATATTAACGTACAACGTTTTGTTAAAGGTAAAACAACCTGGGGAACAATTCAGTTTACATTATTTGACCCAATTACCCCTTCAGGTGCTCAAGCCGCAATTGAATGGTTAAGATTACACCACGAATCAGTAACAGGTAGAGATGGTTACAGTGATTTCTATAAAAAAGATTTAACATTTAACGTATTAGGTCCTGTAGGTGATATTGTTTCTGAGTGGATAATTAAAGGTGCATTAATCACTGAAATTAATTGGGGTGATTATAACTGGGATGATGATGGTACTGCTGTTAACATCCAGGTAACTGTACAACCAGATTACTGTGTATTAAACTTCTAAAAAAGAAGACAAATATTTTTAAAGAGAGCTTGGCTTTGTCAAGCTCTTTTTTTATCGTTATATTTATACTAGAACAAAGTTATTAAAAATAAAAATTATGGCCGAATTTAAATTCCCTACTGAACAAGTAGAATTACCTTCAAAAGGTTTAATCTATCCTGAAGATAGTCCTTTAAGAAGTGGTGTTGTAGAAATGAAGTATATGACAGCAAAAGAAGAAGACATTCTAACAAATCAAAATTACATTAAAGATGGAACAGTAATTGAAAAATTATTACGTTCGCTTATTATTAGTAAAGTTGATTATGATGATATGATTGTTGGTGATAGAAATGCTATCATGGTAGCCGCTCGTGTGTTAGGTTATGGTAAGGATTACACATTTAACTACAAAGACGAAGAAATTACAGTTGATTTATCTATTTTAGAACCAAGATATTTAAATGAAGCTAATCTTGAAGAAGTAGGTATTAATAAATTTACTTTTAAACTACCTACCACCGGTAATGTAATTGATTATAAACTTTTAAATGGTAAAGATGATAAAACAATTCGTCAAGAAATTAAAGGGATTCAAAAATTAAATAAACAAGCTTCTCCTGAACTATCTACTCGTTTAAAACATATGATTTTAGCTGTTGATGGTAATGAAGATAAAAAAACTATTCGTGAGTTTGTTGATAATCATATGTTAGCTCGCGATTCTAAAGCTTTTAGAGATTATCTTAAAGCAACCCAACCAGATGTAGATTTAACATTTACTTTTGAGGGATCAAATGGCGTGGAGGAGGACGTTGAAATTCCTATTGGGGTAACATTTTTTTGGCCTGACTCAAACCTATAGAAAATCATTATTTATCCACATCCATGAAATAGTTTATTATGGAGGAGGAGGTTATGATTGGTATATGGTATATAATATGCCCATATGGTTAAGAAACTTTACTTATAAATCTATTGCTGAAGAAAAGAAAAAAGAAGCAGATTCTTATAAAAAATCTTCAAAATCATCTGATCAAATAGATTTAGCTAATCCTGATAAAAGTAAATTACCCTCAAATACAATTAAACCTCCAAGTTATGTTACAAAGGCGTCAAAAAAATGACGCCTTTTAATATTTATAACAAAATACCCCTTTAATGGCTACTAATAAACAAGACATAAAAAATCAACAGGATTTAAACCAATCTAAAGAAGAAGAAATTTCTTTAGAATCCCAGATTATTGATCTTTTAAGAACTAGAAGAGGTATTGATTCTGAAATTGTTTCTGATCAGCAAGATATAGCTAATGTCATCAAAGATCAAACTAAACAGATGACATTTCAAGCCGAACAAAGAAGGCTTATTAATTCATTATCATCTAAACTAACTCAAATATCTGTAGACACTTATTCTATTACTAAAGATCAATTAGGTCTTACTAAAACTAATAATGATCTTTTAAAAAAACAAGAAACAATAGATAAATCTATTATTCAGCTAGAACGTGAAAGAAAAGAGTTATTAAAACAAGGGGGACAAGAAAATTTTGATCTTGCAGATGCTATAGGAATGCAAGTTAAAGAGGCACAAAATCTTAAAGGCAAATTAGAAGGTATAACCAAAACATCTAAAACAATTTCAGATAACTTTGGGGTAAAAAGTTTTTCAGGTTTAAGTGAAATAACATCTAAAATCCCCGGATTAAGCAAATTTTCAGGCCCTTTTAAGGAAGCTAGTGAAGCTGCAAGATCTCAAGCCCAATCAAACCTAGAAAACTTTGGTACTACTAAAAAAATAAGTAAAGAAAACCTTAAAGCTTTAAAAACAGGTAAAGGCCTCAATGCCGATAAGATTAAAGCTTTAGGTTTAGAAGGTAAGTTAATTGGCAAAAATGGTAAATTACTTACAGGCCAAGCTGCTTCTCAAAAAGCAAAAGCCCTAGGATTAACCAAATCTATGAGTCCACTAATGGCTGGGTTAAAAGCTATAGGACCTATGATAACTAAAGCTTTAGGTCCTATTGGTCTCATTGTAGAGGCAATCCAACAATTCATGCAGCTTGATAAACTTTCTACTGATGTTGCTCGTAATTTTGGAGTCTCCCGCAAAGAAGCTGCAGAATTAGTAGATTTAGCTCGACAACAGTCAAATGAAATTAAATCCGGATTAGTTAGTTATAAAGAAGTAGTTAAAGCCCAAATGGATATTAACAAGATGTTTGGAACATCTGTTAAAATCACAGGAAATTTAGCGGCGGAATTTGCTGAAGTACAAAAACTTACAGGTCTTTCAGGAAAAGCAATGGAATTCTTTGCTAAAGAATCTATAGTTGGGGGAGATGGTATTAAAAAACAACTTTCAGAAATATCTGCTGTAACAGCTGAATTAAATTATCAAACAGGAGCTAATCTTAATTTAAAAGATATTCAAGAATCTATTGCTACTGCCTCTAAAGCCCAGTTATTAATGGCTGGTAGAAATACTAAAGAATTAGCTAATCAAGCTTTCCAAGCTAAATTAGTTGGTTTAAATATGAATCAATTAGAGAGTGTTGGTAGCAGCTTATTAAATTTTGAAGAATCCATAGCCAATGAAATGGCCGCTGAATTAATGACTGGTAAAGAACTTAATTTAGAAAAAGCAAGACAAGCTGCCCTTGAAGGAGATCTTGCTACTTTAGCTCAAGAAATAAGAAAAGAGGTAGGTACTGCTGCTGAATTTGGGGAAATGAACGTTCTTCAACAAGAAGCTTTAGCCAAAGCCTTTGGTATGCAAAGAGAAGATATGGCTAAGATGTTAGCTGAACAAGAAGAACTAGAAGCTCTTAAAGCTAAAGGATTTGAAAGTGTTAACGAAGCTCAAGAAGAATACAATAGATTAAGAGAACAAGGAATGTCTATGGAAGAAGCTGCAGCCGCTACTATTGGTGAAGAAGCTGCCAAACAAATGGAAACAGCCTCCGCCCAAGAAAGACTAGCTGCAGCCCAAGCTAAAATGGGGGAACTATTTGTAGCTCTACTTGAACCTTTAATGCCTTTAATTGATACTATTATAGGTTTAGTAAATGAAATTTTACCCCCAATAATGAAAGCCCTTCAACCAGTATTCGATCTTATAAGTTTAATTTTGGATGTACTTCTTCCAATATTAATGCCTACTATAACAAGTTTATTTGGAGCTTTAGAAAATATATTTGGAGGTATAGGTGATGTATTGGGGGGTATTGTAGATTTATTTACTGGGAATTTTGAAGAAGGTTTAAAAAAGATAGGAAGTGGTATAATAACTTTAGTTGTAAGCCCATTCCAATGGATAATGGATACAATAGTAGGTATAATTAATGGATTAATTGAAGGGGCAAATATGGTACCTTTTGTAGATATCCCTTTATTAACTACACCAGATCTTATTGGAGGAGCTAAAGCCGCAGTTGGTCTAGCAGAAGGAGGTGTTGTCACAGCACCAACAACAGCATTAATTGGTGAAGGTGGTGAACCTGAAGCAGTAGTGCCTTTAAGTAAAGCTAAAGGTATGGGTTTTGGTGGTAACAATGAAGAAACTAATGCTTTATTAAGAGAATTAATTGCAACTGTAAAACAAGGAGGAGACGTATACATGGATTCTACTAAAGTAGGTACAGCAATGGCTGTAGGAAGTTACAAAGTTCAATAAAATTAAATATTTATAATAAAAAATAATCATGGGACTATTAGACAAATTAACAAAACAAAATTCTACATTAACTGCATTTAATGGAGCTACACCAAACAAGTATGATAAAGAAAGTGGTTTAGTTACTCCATCTAATAAAGTAATTAAATCAGACTCAGTACTAGATCTAGATGGGCAAACACCATCTACAGCCTATAAAAATACTGCTCCTGAAAATCAAGGCGGTAAAGTTTAATACATGCCCTTACTAAACCTCAAAACTGATTTAAAATCCCTAAGATTTGGGAAGGACAGGTTAGGTGGTGGTAATAGTGGACAACCATATATTACTTCTCCTATTCCTGAAGAGACAAATAATCTAGGAATTTTAAATAATGATTTTCTTTTACGAGGAGGAATTACTGCTGTAACTAATAGTGGGGAAGATGTTTTACGTTTGGGTAAAATGTTTATTGATACAAAATCCCCAAGTGGTATTTTATTTACAGCTAAACAACAATTATTATCTAGAACATCTAATCGCACCCAAACTAGTGGTATTTTAAATGAAGGTATTTATACACCATTATCTACTTTAGCTCAAGCGGGTGTTAATGCTTTTGGAGGTCATTTAAATAAACAAGGTATAAACCCATTTGCTCAAACAGGTGCTTACTCTAATAATGATAATTTATATGGAGTTAAAGTAAAATGGAATCAACCTAAAGAAGAAAATAGACTAGTAGCTATTTATCAAAATATTACCAATAATACATCACAAAATAACTGGAATTTTTCAGGAGTAGATCTTAATGTAGGCCCTAACATTTTATCATATGGTGGGGGACCTGGATCTGTTTTAGGTATTGGTAAAACTCATATTAGATTTGCTTCTCCTGAACAAAGAACAGGGACAAATAATCCTAATTATAAAGGAAATTCAACACCTAACCAAGAACTTCCAAAATATACTCCAACAGAAAATTTACTTAATTTTAAAACTTTTCTTAGTAATTCAAATAATAAAGGAAAAGAATATAATGGGATTATAGTAAAAAACGCATATGTAACATTATCATCCCCTCCTTTTGTTAATGCTTCTACAGGATTATTAGACCCTTTAGGTGTAACCCAATATCCTTCTACATATACTACTACTCAATTAGAAGAAGCTAAACCTGACACTGAATTAGGAAGAGCAGTAGGAATTAAACAAGATTTTAGAAAAATATTACGTCAAGATATTTCATCATCTAAAGTTATTTCTATTAGTCCCGATTATCAAACACAAAATATTCAAACAAGAACTAACATAGGAAACCCTGGAGACTTTACTAGAAATCTCATTTCATACACCAGTGGTTCAGGTTTAGGACCTTTAGATAAAATTAATGCTTTACCATTATATAGCTCAACTAGTGTTACTACGGACCCTATAGTAAATGATTTAGTCAAGTTTAGAATAGCCATTATTGATAATACAGACCCAAGTAAAAAAGTATTTATTCATTTTAGAGCTTTCCTAGATTCATTTACAGATAGTTATAGTGCTAATTGGAACTCGCAACAATATTTAGGTAGAGGAGAAAAATTTTATACATATGGAGGTTTTGAAAGAACTTTTAGTATGGGGTGGACAGTAGCTGCTCAATCAAAAGAAGAACTAATCCCTATGTATAAAAAATTAAATTATTTAGCTTCTTCTTTAACCCCTGATTATAGTGGTAATGGATATATGAAAGGAAATATGGCTCAATTAACAGTAGGAGGTTATCTTTACGAACAACCAGGAATTATTACTGGATTATCTTTATCTGTTGATGAAAACTCACCTTATGAAATAGGTATAAATGATGAAGGAGGAAGTGACAGAACAGTTAAAGAATTACCTATGATTATTAAAGTAACTGGCTTTAACTTTATCCCAATTCACAACTTTAGACCAGAAAAACAAAAGAATATTTATGCTACTAGAAGTGAACTTGCTGATATTGGTACTTTAGACCAAAATTATTATGGAAATCAAAAATATATAGCTTTATCTAATGGTGAAGACGACAAATTCAGTAATTATAATTATAAACAAACTGGAATAATTGAAGGAGAAGGTGAAAATGCTAGAATTACTGGTTTTATTCCTAATGTAGAAGCACCATCCCCTACTACAGGAGGAGGAGCTTCCGCAGCAGCAGCATCAGCAGCAGCGAACACTGCTTAAGTAAAGTTTAAAATAAAAATAATTATATAAATGTCTAATAGATACAGAAATATTCCTCAAGACACTATTAAAGGTAAACAAGCATATAAAACTTCTCGTTATCCTGAGGTTCCTTTATCCGAAAATGATTTGTATGTTTATACAACTCAAGGAGATAGATTTGATACTTTAGCTAATTTATATTATGGAGATAGTTCATTATGGTGGATTATTTCCATAGCCAATACTGATGTAACTAATCAATCATCGTTAAATATTCCTATAGGTACCCAAATAAGAATTCCAAATAATTATGCTAGTGTAATAAAAAATTTTAAATTAATAAACGAATAAGTTATGGCTAATATAGTAGGAGAATCAACACCTTCTTTTGTTATTAAACAAGTTAACAAAAGACAAGAGATCCATGGTAAAATAAATAGGACAGCAGAAGAATTAAACTATTTAAACACTAAAACAGCTTGGTGTAAATTAGTATCCTCAGTTTCAGTTGAATCTTCAATACCTAATAACACTATCAAAAACTTAGGATTAACAGGTAATCAATTAGCTGAAAAATATGTTTTATTTAATGGAATTACTAATGAATCCCCTACAAAAGGAAAAGAAGAAACCTATCAAAGATCAGGAATAGCTAGAAATGGATCTATAAATAATACTAATGCTTATGGAGTTGGAGGTTTAGAAATGGGTTTATCCCCTATGATGGGAATCGAAGATGCTATTATTACTGCTAAAAATAGGGGATCCCTAAAATCAGCTAAAGTAAAAATTATAGCTAATAGTAGAATCCAATTTGAAATAATTGAGACTTTATATATTAAGTTAGGATATTTTATGCTTTTAGAATGGGGATGGACTAATTATTTTAAAGATAATGAATATATAAAAGACAATCCTTATAGTATAGCAGATGATTTTCTTTTAAGAAAAAGTGGATATGATAGTTTAAATTCAAAAATTCTTTCTAACAGAGCAAAATCCGGAGGTAATTATGATGCAATGATAGGAAAAGTTACCAATTTTAATTGGACTTTTAACCCATCAGGACAATATGTAATAGATATTGACTTACTTTCCCAAGGAGATGTTATTGAATCTCTTAAAGTTAATACCCTTATGCCTGATGATGCTAGAGGTTTAGTACTTTCATTTGCTAGGTGGTATGATGCTACTGTTGATCCCTTTAGCATTTTTGATCCCTTTGCAGAAAAAACTCCTGAAGAACAAGCAGAAATTAAAAAAGAGTTTTTACCAAAATATGAAGAATATGTAGAAACAGGAAAAATAGCTCCTAATACTTTAATAGGAGGGGTTTTAAATAATCCCTTTTTTGCTGCATCCACTTCTAGTTCTTTAGCTAAAGAATTTGCCCGATTATCTGAATTAATGGCTGAAGATCTCAGTAAATATACCAGTACTGGAGTTATTCCGTCAACAACTGATAAAAAACGAATAGCAGTAGCTATGAAATTTAATGGGGATACTGATGATGATACACAATGGGTTCATTATATTAGATTTGATTATTTATTGCAATTTATTGAAAAAAATATAATTCCTACTATTGAAAAAGGTAATACTAAATTTATTACTTTTAATACAAGTGTTGACAATAACTTAATTCTTTTCCCAAATTATATTATAACATCAGATCCTACTATCTGTTCATGGGATTCTCCTTGGAGGATTGGTGATGAAAATGGATATACACCCCTTATTAGTGGTGGGGCTGATTTTGAAACAACTATAGGCGATAATACTTATGGAAAATTAATGTATCTATATTTTAGTATGAAATGGATCTTAACGACTATGAAAGATAAAGAAAATGAAAATGGAGATGTAGTTTTAATTGATTTTCTTAATGCTTTACTTGAAGGATTCCAAAAAGTTTCAGGAAATTACAATAAAATAACAGCTGATATAGATCCTGATACTAATGTAGTTTATTTTATTGATGAAACAGCCCAACCTGATAGAAAGTCAAAAGAACCTACAGCATTTTTTAATACTTTTGGATATTTACCTAATGGAACTTCTAATTTTGTAAGAGATTTAAAATTTAATACTACTGTTACTCCTGAAATGTCTACTATGATTTCAATAGGAGCTACTCGAGATGGATCATCTCCTGGATATGATGCAACCGGATTAAGAACAATTAACGCAGGGACTTTTGATGCTATTAAACCTAACCTTGTTAATAATTCTGGTAAACCTCAAGAAGAAACTGAAGATGCTACGAATAAGAAAAAACTAGCAAAAGTAGAAAGCAAATATGAAGAAGCTACAAAAGCATGGTCGACGTATATTTACGATATAATAGTATCAAGAGAGGCTAATGGAAAAAAGAAAACTATAATTGGTAAAATTAGTAAAGAATCATCACAAGCTTATGCTAATACTCAAAAAACTTTAATTGAGTATAGACAATTAAAACAAACAAAAGACAATGCTAAACAATTTTCAGGTTCTCCTACTATGGGGTTTATTCCTTTTGATTTAGGTTTAGATATAGATGGTTTATCTGGTATAAAAATATATAACAAAATATCAGTTGAAACAGCATTTTTACCTTATAATTATAATGAATCTTTAGAATTTGTAGTAAAAGGTATAGACCATAAGATTAAAAATAATGATTGGATTACAAGCCTAACTACTCTTGCTATTCCTAAAACCTCATCAGGTGGAGGTAAAGGAGGTAATAATGTAGGTGTTCCTACTGGAAAACGTAATGGTGGAGGCGGAGGTGGAGGCAGTAATCCTGCAGATTGGACCGATAAAACTATTACTAGTGGAAAACCTCTTAACCCTAGGGGACATGATGGTTCTCGTGAATATCCAAAAACTCAACTTTTATTCCATTATTCTGTAACTTGGCAAGCTAATGATAATGGTCAAAATGTTATAGATGTTCTTAATAAAAGGGGACTCTCATACCATTACGTTATTGATGGAGCAGGGAACGTAGAACAATTAGTAACAGACACAACTAGAGCATTCCACGCAGGTACTGAAAACCCTAAACTTAGTGCTAATTCTAAAAGTATTGGTATTAATTTCCAAAATATAGGATATGCTAGGAAGGAATCATCGACAGAAGAAGGTATTATTGGAAAATTTAAAACAAAGAATCAATATACAGGTAATGTTAAATTAGTTAATTACTTAGGCAACCCTGCACCTTATAAAGGACATACTTATTGCCAAGAAATTTCTGATGCCCAATTAAAATCTGTAAAAGATTTAGTAAAAACACTCAAGAAAAACAACTCAGGTATTCCTTCTTATAAATGGGAAGGTAAAAAGACATTCGATCAATTATTCCCACCTGATGGAAAAACAAGTTATGCTACTGATAAACCTGGATTATATACCCACAATTCAAATGTTTTAGGAAAAGCAGATATTTTACCTACTCCTAAAATTGTTAAATTCTTTAAAGAACTAGTATTATAATGGCTTATTATCCTTTATCTCAAATAACACCTAATCTCTATACCGATGGAACCGAATACGAAACACCATCAGGAGAAAATTATACTGGATTTTATTTTAGAACATCTAAAGGAGAACTATTTACAGGAAGAACTCCTCAAGACCAACCTAACTTAAAATTATTTCCTCAACGTCAAAATGTTGAATTTCCTCTTTCAAACGATTCTTTAAGACGTTTTGAAGTTAAAGGAGCATTTAATCCTGGGGATACTGACCCTGATATGGATCCTGATCTTTTAAATGGGCCTATTTACATTTATGATGAGTATGCTTCTTTTAGGGGGTATCCTGAACCTACCTATCTTCCTTATTACTCTCCATCATCCCCAACTGAAAAAGATTATTCTGTAGGAGAATTTAGAAGATACTTTTGTAAAAAAAGAAATCAAGTTATTTATATTGAGATTAATAAAATCCAATATGATAAATTAATTGCACAAGATCCTCAAATATATTGGCAAATGTATAAACCTTTCTTTTTAAATTGGCAAATTACGGGAAATAAACAACAAGTAGCTCAAACCAATAAAAATATAACTGAATTAAAATCTAAAAGAGAAAAACTCCCAAAACTTGGAGATTACCTAAAAAATGATTATATTAAGTACTATCAAGAATAGTGCTAAATGTATTGGTTAGTAGAAACGGAAGAACAAATTGATTATTTATTAAATAGAGGTTTTGGAGAAGCTTATATGGAGGTAATCCCTATATCTCACAATCAACACCCTGCTATTAATGACGTATCTTTAGTGTATTATAGACCTACTAACGATACTAAAGGTTATATGATATGCGTTAACCATAGTGAAGGATTAAGTGTAAGTAAAACGCGGGTAAACGAGTTATTAGAACAAACAAAAAAGTTATGGACGTTAGATAAAAAAGATACATTATTCTATTTTCCATTAAAAAGCTTGCTCGACGTTAACCTAATCTCTCCTACGTATATACAAGAACCAACAGCAGCACATTCAATTCTAGAACAGCGTTATAATAATAAACAAGATTTGAACCGCA